TGTTTACGTCATTAGCTAGAGTGCCTATGTTTTTACCCACATTAGTCAGTCCCTTAACTCCTGATAACCAACCACCCGCAATAGGTATTGCAGCCAGTGCTAAGTTTTCTTCCGTAAGCATACCCGCCCCTATTGCTGCTACAAATGAAAGAACGGGGGCGTCCCCGAAGTTCTCAGCCAGAATACTTTGGTTATTTTGAGTCTGCGCTACTTGCTCCATCATCTGCTTTAAAGAACCCTCTGACTCTGCCCCAAACATATAGTCGTGGAACTGTTCAGGGGTGTCATCAAAGTAGGTTTTCATCACCCTATCGTCAAATCTAAACTCAGGGTCGTACTCATTATCGACAGCCATTTGACGTGCGGCTAGTTCTACTAACGAAGCCCCTTCTTCTCTAAAGGCTCCAACAGTATCCATGACCCCAAAGTTATCAGGCTTATCTATAAAGGCATTAACATTGGGGTCAAATATCTTACCGTTTTCTGTGGCTTGCCTAATGACCATTGAGGGGTCTTTGGGTGCTACAGTGTCTGAAGTAAAGACCGAAGTAAATTCTTCTATTGTTTCCATTGTTTAAATTCCTTATTGACCTGCCTGACGATTGTTAGCTTCTAACTGTGCGGCATCCCTTTCTTGTCTATCTGCTAGGCCGTAGAAGGAATCCAAGTGAAGAGGGGCTACTGGGAGGACTCGACCTGCTTGATCGACCACCCAAAAGGTTTTACCCCTGCCAGTGTATCGCAGAGTTATTTGCTCAGGTTCAAAAGCACCTGCACCAAAAGATTGTATAGTTGCTGCAATGTATGCCTGTGCATCTTCTTGGAATTTAGCGTTGTCGATGTTTTCAGCACCACCCATAAATACCAACTTACCGTTAACTACGGAGTGGTCTTCCACAATTTCCTTAGCGTATCGGTCAACAAATTGTTTAGGATTCATGCCTGTGTTTTTACCAATAATTTTGGCATATTCGATCATCTTGGCTCTGAATAACGTGTTCTCTTCTTCGCCACCACTTACTACATCACCCCACCCCCAGCCGTCTAATGCCTTATCAACATCTTCCGCAAATATGTTTAGGTCTGCTGCGGTTGGCTTAGTTTTTAAATAGTCTGGTGAGCCTATTATTCTTAAAGCGTCTTGCTCACTGTCTCCGTACATACTCATTACCTGCCAATCTGCAAACTGTGCGCGTTGGTTAGGGTCTGTAAGATACTTACGGAACATCTGAGGGTTGCCAGCATAAAGCTGTTTAAGAAACTGGAACTTCTGCATAGTGGCTTTAAACTGAGGGGAATCTGGTACGAAGTCACCAGTGCCTAGGCTATCAAATGCCTTACCCGCCATTGCTTTCCACCGTTCGTTAATCACGTCAACTTTAGAATACATGCCTATTTCAGCCGCTAACTTTTGTTCATCTGTTCCGTCAGGGAACTTGGCATTAACTATTTCTGTAATACGAATCTGTGTTGCTGTGTCCAAGTCATCTTTAGAAATACTTTTTTGTTGCCCATTGTGGTCTATATAAGAACCTGCCGTTAAATCAAAATTCCCTGCTATTGCAGAATTTACCGCAGAAGCCATAGCTTTATTTTTACGAACACCTGCTGCTTTCATAGCGATTGCTGTGGTGTTTGCATTTATTATTGCTATCCTCTGGCGACTGGTTATGTCCCCCGATTCTTCAGACCTTTTCAAAGCTAATAAATCAACCTCTTCAAGTGAACCAGCAGACGATTTTGAGTTCCAATCTAAAATTCTATCTGTAACATCTGCTGAATCTCTAATAGACGCATTAGCCTCAGCTTTTTCAATTAATCCTAAAACCTTGTTACGGTAATCAGGGCCACCGTTACCAGCTTTAATAAGGTAGTCACCAATGACTGTATCCATGAACTCTTCACCACGTCTTTCTTGCTCTTTGAGCCAGTAGTTTTGTAGGTCAGTGTTGGAGTACCCATACTTATCTTTTAAAATGGCTTCCATATCAGCAGCAAAAGACCCAAACCCATCGGCAGTTTCTTCATTTAATTGCTCTTGTGTTAAACCATCGGGGCCAAAGCTACGGCCCTCTTTAAGACTGTAAGTAGAACTAGCTTGGTCGATGTGCATGTCTATAGTGTTAGTGGCAAATACCGAACCAGCATCCTTAAGGTCTTGCCTTTGATATATGGCAGACGAAGCGGTACTAGATGCTTTGGAAGACTGCCGCATAGAGTTAGCTAGAACACCTTTAAGGTCTTCGTCATCTACTTGGTCTAAGCTACCAAGAAATAACGTCTGATATTCAGGAGTTTCTAAAACCTCTTCGTGGGTCATTCGTGCAAATTGCTCTTGTTCCATCAAGGCTTTAAAGCCTATGCCGAATGAGTTCTGAGCCGCTTGCTTTTTACTAGCTTGAATCATGTCTAGCTTGCGTTCTTCTACCTTCTGAACCCGTTGGACATTACCTGTAACGCTATCTAAAGCTTTGCTAATCTGGTCGTTACGTGCTGGTTGCACATAAGTATTTACAGGGGATGCTTGTGGAGCCAAGCGCACTTGGTTCTTAGCATACTGAGTTTGGACACGTTGTTTCGCCACAGCGGAACTCCTTTTATCTTGAGGCTCTATGGCCTACTGGTTTCTTCTTAAAGGGGTTTTTTAAACCTTTAAAATAACTAGGGTTGCTTTCGTAAGCATCACCACCAATCTGAAGGGCAGTAGCTGCGAAGCTTGGATAAGGCATTTGATTAATACGAGACTGCCGCCCCGCTTTAGCACCTTCTTTCTCTTCTGCTATTTGAGCCTTAGTTGCACCAAGGTTAGAAGAAGCTTTGGTATCGTCATATAAGTTCTGACGCAATATATCGTTCATTAAGGCATCCACGGATAGCCCTGCTACTCCTGACTCACCAGAAGCTGTCCTAGCTGTTGCTAAATCTCTCATACTTTGAATGTCAGCATCCTGCCCTCGTTGGGCTTCTGCCTCTTCTTCTTGTCGTTGTCTAAGGTTTAGCTGTCGGGCATCACTGAGGTAGGCAGCATTAGCAGACTCTTCATTACGTTTAGCCTGTTCTTGCTGTTCTCCGTAGGATGCTATCGAAGTCATTGCTCCGAGAATTGCTCCTGCGTCACACATTTTTAATCCTTACAAATTCGTAGAAAGGTATACGCTCCACACCAAAATCAGGCACAAGCTTCACAAATGAAAAGCCAATGTGCTTTAGCCATTTGATAGCTACCTTGTTTCTAGCATCTACATAATTAATTAATAGTGGGTATTGCTGCTGGACTTCTTTGACCCAATCCACTGATTGCGTTAGTAGGTCACGTTTTATAAGTGGAATCTTGTCGCTACCTAGCATCCAAGGACAGCCAGTTAGGTCGTCAACATGGGCGCAACCGAACATCCCTATAATCTCTCCTTTGTGGATAATAGATTGGGGTCTGCCCGAATCAAATCCTAATTGGAGTGCTTCGATAGGAGTAAAGCCACTTGAAGCTTTGACTTCCCTAATATCAGCCAGCCGCATTTTTGCAGCTAGTTCAAACACGTCTTCCTGAGTGGAATCGCGGTAATGGGCCATTGTTAAATCCTTGAGGTTCTTTGGGTTAAGAAGCCCTCATATTCAGCACTTTGGAACACACACGGTAGGTAACTGTCGGATGAAATAGTTACGTTTGAGTACCTAGAGTTTGTATGTATTGGGACACGGTACGTACCTTCAGCTAAGTTAGCTCGACCTAGTAAATTATATAGGTTGCCAATAATTCGACCGTTAAACTCTCTGACAGCAGTTGGTCTTGCTGTAGGTTCTGTTGTAACTTTGAAGTAAGCCGTGGTGTTGTACACTATGTTAAAGTTTCTAATTTGAAGGTTGTTAGTTGTTACTGCTTTATTGTCTTGTTTCAAGACTATCTCACTAAACTTATATTTAAAGGTGTACGGAATACCTGTATAGATAACTGCACCACCTGCAAAGTCTGCTAAAGCTTGTGACTGTGTTCGTGGACTACCTACGTTGTTCACAAAGATTCTAGTGCTATCTGAATACAGTAAGTTTGCATTTGCGATCTTGTAGCGTCTGTCTAGTAGAACTGCACCGCCTGAGTAGTTAGATAAACCACTGGTGTAAACCATGTCAGCACTAGCAGAATCGTTAGCCAAGCTAAGGCTCTCTAGGTAAATACCATCCGAGTATTCCATGACCAGTTTAATAACTGAGCCATTAAATGCTACTGAACGTACAGCACCTGAGAACTTCCACTCTGACCACGCAGACTGTAGCTTTTCATCACCACGCCAAAAGTATCTGTAAACAAACACTGAGTTAGGCTTATCTGCTGTCAATGCTAAAAGCATATCTTCGTTAGAAGAGGCTGTTAGATTTCTTATAGTCCCCTCTAAATAGTTCGGGACGTGTGCAGATATGTCAGCAGCGTCATTAGTCTCTGAAGAAGAGTCCACGTAATACTCACGAACACCTGACCACTTACCTTTAGCAAACCCAAAGAACACGTATTTACCTGCACCTACGGGCTTGGCTGTAAGGTCTGCTTCAAAGTTTGTAGACACATCAATATGAACTGAGTCAGGCGTGAGTAAGTCACTAGCCGACAACATGAACTGCGTTAAGTCAGAGAAAATTAACAAGGATTCATTAAATGGAATCGCGTGTTTCAGTATCGAGATTTGATTGTTAGATACAGCCACATCAATCGGATTAGAGTCTAAAGTTGTTAGAACAGTCTTAGGGAAGAAGTTGTAGAACTCACCAGCTTCACTAAAGATTACATTCTCATCTGCAAGAAACCCTAAGCGGTTACGGTGGAAGAATATGTCGTTAATCTTGTATCCAATAAAAGATGGAACTGGGTTAGTTTCTTCGTCACCTGCTGATCTATCGTCCCAATCTAACGGTGAAAATGTGAATGTACCATTGAGTTCTTTACGTAGCTGGTGGGGCATAGTCAGCTTATTAATACGGTTCTTAATTAACGCACCGTCAGCACCTAGTTCACCTACTGTTTCCTTCCAAATTAACTCATTGTTTGTAGAGTCGCCTTGGGTCAAGTGTACGTAATGGTCATCCTGTTTCTTCTCGTTAGAGCCAGCAACCTTAATCTTAAAGCCTACCTTACCTTTGCGGGGTAGGTTCTTAAAATCAATCGTCTGACCTTTAAATGAGTAGAGAAACCTGTCACCAGCACCGTCACTACTAAATACAGTAAAGTCAGTTGATGCGTTTGAAACATAAACTACTGAGCCTATTTGCTCTTTTACAAAGCCACTAGCAAGGCTTAAGTTGGTGAATAACTGGTTTGCTATATAGTCTGTGCCAATCTGTGCAGCATGTGCAGAAGATGAACCATCTGGCGTTGTGAATGTAGAAGTAACAGAGCCTACTTTGATTGTGTAGGTTAAGCCGTAGTCAGCCTGTCTAACATAAAACATAGCCTCGTTTGGCCTTGCCGCAGACACAAAAGAATCCTGAGCTATGACCTTGTTCTTATTTACTACAAAGGTGGTGTCACCCACGGACACTGCACTAACATTAGCATTAAAATCACTAAGTCCAGTTAGGTATGAGGGTACGCTGGTAATAACATTACCTGCACTATCTTTGACAGTCTTTTCTACACCAGCTTGGTTAAACACTTTAATACCCGAACTGCTAAACACTGCTGTGTAGTCTTCTGTGCTTGAGTATTTAATAGGGTGTATAAAGGCGGTAGTACCTGCCAAGCTGTTAGACAGTTTAGCTATGTGTTCAGTGCAGGGACGTTTTTCCAAGCCCCTAGTCACAGAAGATAATCCGTTTTCTTGGAGTTCTGCTTGGCTTTCGTGACGTAGACTTGCGGGTTGTTGGGAGATTCCATTAAGGAGATTAGGGATTGAACCTGAGACTAAAGACATAGTTAAACCACCTACCTTTTGTAATGAGCGATTTTATCAGTCTCATAATTATCAAATATATTAAAGTCCTGTACGTCTGCTTCATTCTGCAAAACATTACTCCACGCCATCATTTCATCTTGGGAGTTATATGAATGTAATGCTTCTGAACCAAGTACACGATCTTGTAGGACACGGGCAGCTTTTATAGCTACATACCGCCTTGCCGTTTCTGGCATTTCCTCAAATTCTAATAAGACAACCATATCGACTTGAACGGCTGTGCCTATTGCGTATGTGTTTTTAACTCTGTCGTACATCTTATTACCACGCTGAACTAAGTCAGACGTTTTGGATACACGGTTGTGTATTGTATCCACATGCAAACAGTTGGCAGGGAGTGTCAACATATCGCTTGCGTCAGGTGAGAGAGAAAAGGTTATTTCAGTATTAAACGACCAACCTTGTGCTTGGAAATCACGGCTAACATTGTTTAATGTTTGCTCTGCTGAACTGGCTTCAACAAGACCTGAGTTGAGAGAGTTAACAGGGGATTCACCAATGGTTGCCAGCAAAGTATTGATTGCTTCTAGTTTGGATGTTGGGGTCATGGTTTGCCCTTTTAAATGAAAAAAAAGGCAGGGAGAAATTAATCTCCCCACCTTTGAGTTAGCTGTTAGACAGCATTTAAAGAAATGGCACAAGCTGGGCGTAGGATGTTGTGACCCATAGCATACTTGGCTACCATTAATGTTCCTTGGCGATCAATCTGATACTCAGACTCGACACCTAAGTCTAACAACTTAACAGTTGCAGCAGCGTCTTGGCTGAAGATCAAACCACGCAAAGCAGCGTAGTTACCACGGTATGCCGCAGTACGTGTCGTTGTGATTGGCTCAACGTCTGCTGAAGAACTGGATTGGTTAGTCGAAGGTAAGTGATTACTCATCATAATCTTAACACCGCCAACTTGAGGCACTACACCAGAAGCTACGGAACCTTCGCCACCTACGTCACGGTTCAACCATGCTGCGTTGGCTACACTAGGCACGTTCAATAGAGCGTAGTATTGGGCAGGTGGTAGTACACATACCTTGTCACCGCCTACGTCTTTCTTATCGAACTCTTCAAGAGCCGCATAGATCGCCGCAACAATCTTAGCACCATCCAATGCGTGTGCAGTAGTAGAACCAATGTTGAAGTTGGTTGTGTACACCTCATCAGTAAACGCAGTGCCAAATGCAGCAGCAGCTTTAGTTGAGTTGTCGATTGTCGCTGCTTTAGCAATGATACGAGCAATGTTGCGGTCAGATACATTCGCTAATGCGTTACCTGACTCTTTTGAGTAGATTGAACGTACATCGTAGTGGTTCATAGCTTCGTCAATCTTAGCAATAAATTGCGTACTAATTAACAAATCATCAACGGTCACAACACGCTCACCATGCTTGATTGCATCAGCTTGAATTAGCGAGCCTGGAGTATGATACTTTGCAGCACCTGTGCCAGTTAATGGGAATGATGCAGACTTACCATTGGAAATAGTACGAGTGCGGTGTAGGGGCATGAAGACGTTTTTCTCTTCATACGCTGTTAATACTTCCCCTGCGTATAGCTTGAGGAATAAGGAACGATCATCACCTGTCGCGTTGACTTGGCCTAATCGTGATGTTGTTTGGTCTGTTGGAAATGCCATGTTATTTGTACCTATTTAAAAAAAGTAATTTATAAGTTTTTGAGATTGTTTACTCAGCTACTCTTACTTCCTTTCCCATAAAGATTGTCCACCGCAGTGGGTCGATAGATACTTGGAATAAAGTTGTTGCTTAATTAAACGAAAAAAACCCCCGAAGGGGCTTAAAGATTGCGGAGACAGAATCTAAAGTACGTTGCTTCTTGATAATTTAGAGGCTACGGACTGTCGATATGCAGAGTCTGTGCTGTACCTTGGGTCACGCATTGCTGCGGTGAGTTGGGCGGCAGAATCAAAGACCCCACCTGAAACGGTATTAGTCTCGCCCATGACAAGTGTTGGTTCACTTCCGTTAACAGAACGGTATCTAGCTTGTAGACCTTGGATTGCAAGATTTGCTGTCTCTATGTTGCCGCTATTTACTGCGTCATTGAACGCATCTATAGAGGCTTCAGGTAAGTTATCAGAAGCCCAAGAGGTCATATCTTCATAAGCTTGTTGACCCCCTACCTGTGAAAAGGCTTCTTGTTGCATCTGGGTTGCCACTGCCATTTGACCTTCTATAAATTGGTCAACCATAGTGCGGGGGATACCAGCTTCTACTAAAGAATCATAAGAATCTTCAGTTAGTCCTCCTAGCTCTGAGAACTCTTGCGATAAGGAATCAAAATCAATACCCTCTTCTTCAAGCCCTTCAACTATGTTTTCTAACTCTCCATCTTCTAACTCTTCTTCATATTCTTCTTCATTGTCTTGAGAGCC